TTCGCCGGCTGCACCAGCGCCCCGCCATTAGTGGCAGTGCAGAGTACCGTCGTTGGTTGTCCACTCGTGATCCCTTGTCTGTTACCGGCGAGCAATCCAATCAACAACCAAGGGATAAGCAGTGAGCTCGATACCTGCGAAACGGCTTGGCATGACTGCGCCGCGCAAATCGATATGATCATTGAGTGCCAGAATAAACAGAAAGCTAAGCAGCAAGACAAAGACTTAAGCCAGACTGAAGGGAAACGCCATGAATAAGCCGGCGCAGCTGCGTGAGCTGTTATCTAGCCACGTTCCCCACTTGCAACAAAATCCTGATTGCCTGCACGTCTTCATTGAGAACGGCAACATCATCGCCACCGGGGCGGGGCAAAACCTGAGTTTCGAGTATCAATTCAACTGCGTATTAATCGTGACAGACTACGCCGCCCATGCTGATACGCTCATCGTGCCGATTTTAGGTTGGCTTGCATCGCAGCAACCAGAGCTAATATTTAACCCGGACAAGCGCGAGTCAGGGTTTAAATTCAAAGCCGAAATCATTAATCACACCACTGCCGACATCGAAATTGTGCTGGCATTAACTGAGCGAGTAAAAGTTGTTGCGGGTGATAATATGCAGCTTGAAGTGACGCACTTACCTGAGCCAGTTTTCAATGACGAAGCGATTGATTGGACGCTTTACACCAATGGAATTGAAGTGCCATGGCCACCGACGATTTAAACCGACTGAATGAGTTGTTTGACGGGCTAATACAACAATTATCCCCTGCTGCGCGCAAGCAACTAAGCCGCGATATTTCAAGGCGCTTACGAGCAAGCCAGGCGCGGAGGATTAAACAAAACAATGCCCCAGATGGCAGCGCATTTGAGGCTAGAAAGCCCCAGCCTACATGGGCGAAAAGGCTAGGGGCTATTAAACGAAAGCTGATGTTCCAGAAAATCATCAGACAAAAATACTTAAAGGCCGAGTATTCAGCATCAGCAGCCAGTGTTGGGTTTACGGGGTTTATTTCCCGCGTAGCGACAGAGCATCAATACGGGCTTAGAGGGCGGATAAACGAGCGGATATCGGCACAATATCCTAAGCGTGAATTATTGGGCTTTACTGCCAGCGAGCTCGATATGATCGAGGAGGCCGTCATTACCCATCTTGCGCTATAACTTCCCACATACCACCCAAACCGCTAGCGGCTAGACATACAACTGGCAACCATAGCCGCATGAACACGACCGCCGCGATTGCCGAACTTACACGCCGTATCGATAACCTTTTACGTATTGGCACCGTTGCCGAAGTAAAGGGCGATTCGTGCCGAGTAAAAACAGGCGAGTTACTTACCCAGTTTCGCCCCTTTTTTACCCGCCGTGCCGGCAAGGCAAAAACCAGTTGGCGCCCTACCGTTGGTGAGCAAGTGATGCTGCTATCGCTTAGCGGCGATCTAACCAACGCTTACATTCTGCCTGCGCTTTATAGCGATGAAAACCCAGAGCCTGACGATAACAACAATCGTGAACGCACCACCTATCCAGACGGCGCGATGATTGAGTACGATCCAGATACAAGCACGCTTAAAGTTACCGGTATCAAAACCGCCACTGTACAGGCGAGCGAGCGGGTGACTATCGATTGCCCAAATTCGGAGTTTACGGGCAATGTGTTGGTTAAGAAAAAACTCACTGTAGAACAGGGCGCCAAGGTTACTGGGGCGATTGAACATTCAGGCAAGCTGACCAATAACGGCGGTATGGCAATCACTGGCGGCGCCAATATCGACGGTATTAATTTTGGCACCCATAAACATGGCGGTGTCGATACCGGCTCGGGCACTTCAGGAGGCCCGCAATGAGCACCAATGAAAAATGGCAAGGTATGAATCGCTTTACTGGCCACAGCATTAGCGAGTCGCAGCATATCAGCCAAAGTATCCAGGACATATTAACCACGCCATTAGGTTCGCGCGTGATGCGTCGTGACTATGGTAGCGCCATTTTTGAACTTATCGACCAACCCCAAAGTGCAGCGGTAAAGCTGCAGATTATGGCGGCGGCAGTTATCGCGCTAACCCGTTGGGAGCCGCGTATTCGCATTACTGAGATTGAAATTATCAGTGGCGGTAGCGACGGCAAAGTGCAATTTAACTTAGTGACCGACCGCATCGACACTCAACGCGCCCAATTATTCGAGGCCACCTATGGCTGAGCTAATCGACTTATCTAAAGTTCCTGTGCCTGACATTATTCAGCCGCTGAGCTTTGAGCAGCGCTTTGCTGTGCTCAAGCAATTACTGATTGATATCGACCCAAGCTATGAAGCTGTGGTGGCGCTAGAATCCGACCCTGTTACCAAATTACTGCAGGTATTTGCTTATCGTGAAATGCACTTGGTTGCGCAAATTAATGATGCCACTCGCGGTAATATTTTAGCCTCATCAACGGGTAATAATTTGATCGCATTAGGCTCACGTTATGACCTCGCGCCATTAGTTATCCAAGCGGGCAATCCAACTGCAGTGCCGCCAATCCCTGAAATTTTAGAGGATGAACAATCCTTTAAGCGCCGCGTACAAATGGCATTTGATGGCTTAAATACGGCGGGCAGTATCGACGGTTATATCTTTTTTGCGCTGGGCGCCGATGGCCGCGTGGCTGATGCCAAAGCTGTGAGTCCTGAACCCTGTGAAATGGTGGTCACCATTCTGTCTATCGAGGGTAATGGCACAGTTAGCAATGAGCTTCTTATTAAGGTACGTGACGTTTTTGGCATGAGTGCCGACGGTTTATCACAGTCAAACACCCCGTCAAAAGTGCGACCTCAGGGCGATAGAGTGACTATTCAGGGCTCTGGCATTGTTAATTACAGTGTGCAAGCCGTGTTGCAGTTGTTGCCGGGGCCAGATGCGCAAGTAGTGTTAGCTGCTGCTAATCAAGCTTTAGCACTGTATCAAAAAGAACAGCGCCGTTTGGGGGCTGATATTACCCGCTCAGGAATATTCAAAGCGCTGCACCAAAGTGGCGTCAATAACGTCAATCTGATTAGCCCATCAGTTGATGTAACCGTGCTTGATCATCAGGCAGCCTATTGCACCAGCGTTAATATTTCGATTGGGGGTGTAGGTGAATAATTCGGTTTCATCGTTACTGCCACCTAATGCATCCCAGTTTGAGCGCGATATTGAGCAAGTGATCGCCGGCTCGCTGGATTTGCCCCTGTCTATTGCTGACCTGTGGGATCCGTTTCGCTGCCCATTGTCTTTGCTGCCTTGGCTAGCGTGGGCCTACTCAGTTGACCAATGGGCGGACAGTTGGCCTGAAAGCGTTAAGCGTCAGGTGGTTAACGATGCTTTCGATATTCATCGCCACAAAGGCACCCCATACGCGGTGCAGCGGGCACTTAACAGTCTAGGTATTAAAACCAACATCCTCGAATGGTGGGAAAGTGCCGGCAGCAATGTGCGCGGCACAATGAAAGTGCTCGCGTTAGTTAACGACAATATCACTGACGAAAATGAAGGATTGATCACCGCAAAAATGCTCGCCATGGTGACAGAGGCTATTCGCAACTCAAAGCGCGGAACAATTCACTTTGATGTTGAGCTGGGTATTGCATTTGAAGAGTCACTTTCAATTGCTGCGGGCATTAGCCCTAGTGTGGGCATATCTGATATCGATGCCGATTCTAATGGCGTTCGCCCTGATGGTGTTATTGCCTTAGCTGGCATATTTGGCATCGAGCATCGTATTGACTGCATCGATACCAATTACCAGTTATCTCCTGTGCTACCTGACGAATTGTTATTTACCCACAAGCTTGCGGCGGTGTCGCATCAACTAATCATCTCTGAACACGAATTAACGGGAGTTGTGTAATGGCACTAACACTGCAATTTACTGAAGCTGGCCTTGCCGCTTGCTTGTCAGCAAAAGACAAAGGGCTGAGAGCCGAAATTACTCACATGGCGTTTGGCTCAAACGCCTATACGCCCTCTAAAACCCAAACTAGCTTGAGCGCTGAAAAAGAACGCATTGCCATTTCTGATTATCAAGATGGCGGCAAGAGTCTGCGGATGGCGGGCGTATTTGATGGCGCACTAGAGTATGCCATCAAAGAGATAGGGTTTTACATTGGCACGACTTTGCTGGGTGTATACAGCGCACCGAACAAGACGCTGGGCTACCGAACCCCAGCAGTAAAAGTCGTGCAGTGGTTTACGTTAAATATTGAGGCGCTGCCAACCGACAGCATCACAGTGGTGGTGGGCGCTGAAAACCTTAACCTGATTTTAGACAAAGAGTTTATCGCGGGCTGTACGGCATTTTTACAAAATGCGGCGGCAGTTATTAAAAATGCTCACTGGAACATGCAACTCAGTGAGCGCATTAGACAA